ATACAAACTCGGTGATAACGTAAAATCAGGAAAAAATTAAATGGATCAAAAATCTTTCGTTGGCAACGACAGCCAGACTAATGCAAACCAGTCAGCCCCAGGGCAAGAAGGTGGCGATGAGCAAGTAAATGCTGGTGCTATTCGTAAGAGTACTACACAAGGTTTATTGAATGCCCTTAGCAATGCTAGTGGTACTCAATTTACTAGTGTAGAAGATGCTCTTGCTTATATGGCTAGAACAAGTGCTCAACAACTCGGTGGCAACGCACAGCCAGTGGAACAACCAAAAGTACAGCAAAGTTCAGGACGTGTAACAACTAACGACTTGCACGAACGCTTCAATGAACTATCACAAAATCTTGCACGTAAAGAGCAAGCATTGCGTGAGAAGGAACTTGATAGCGATATTCAGCGAGCAATGGGCGACAAGTTTGATACTGACTTACTTGATTATGCCTTGAATAAAGTTAAAAACAATATTCAATGGAACGATGATGGCACATATGCTATCGTCAATCAAAAAGGTCAAGAACGTTATGGTAGTGATGGTATGCCACTTACAATCCAGGGATTGGTAACAGAAGTAGCTCAGGGTAATCCTAAGTTATTAAGACAGAGCAATTCCAATTCTGGATCAGGTTTAAGACCTGGACAAGGTAGTTTTACTGGTGCGTTAGAAGAAACTATACCAGACTATTCACGTGACCCTGCCGCATTCAATGCGTGGGCTAATAAGAATGGTTTAGGTAAAGGTGTCGGACTAAAAGGTCTAGGCGTATCAGCAAGTGTATCGAATTCAAGTCGTAAAGTGCTCTGAGCCAACAAAATTTAATTTAAGGAAAATATTATGGCATACGTTTTGGGAGGCCCTAACAATGAGGGCGATGGTTTTACAACAGCGATTTCAAATTTCGCATTACGTGCTATGCACGAATCTAACGGTCTAGTTAACTTTACTAACGTGGTTGCACCTACACAAGGTCAAACATTCTTAGTACCTAACTTTGCACCAATCACATATCAGGACTACAATGCTAACGGCACTGGTGGTACATATGGTACAGGTAACGCAGTTGTACAGAATCCAGCATTGGGTCAAGGTACAATTACAGCAACTCCTGCAGTTGCACAAACAGCGTTCGATATCTTCTACGGATGGACAACAAGTTTCACATTGGCAGCTACATTAGGTGCTGAACTTGGTGAGAGTTTTGCTGAGAAGGTAGACCAACGTGTTACAGCGGCGTTCTTATCATTCAAAGTTACTCCTGGTAATACATACTACGCAACTAGCGCAGACGGATTTGATCGTGTCTTAGAATTAGGTGCTATGGAAGTTATCGGTGCTACTAACACTAGTGGTACTTGGACTGATGGTTTCACATCAAACAGCATTTTAGATTGTATCCGTTTAGTTAAGCAGAACTTTAAAGTCGCTCGTATGCCTGGCACTCCAGTCATCGTTATGGACTCTAATGGTGATGCACAAACACAAGGTGGTTATACTGGTGGACAAGTTGGTTCTAGTTTGAATCGTTTGTTAGCTGAACTAACTGGTGGTGCAGTATCACAAAGTGGTGGTAGTAACCTATCTGCTCTTGGTAATGAATTGTTATCAACAGGTAAGATTGAATCTGTATATGGCTGTATGATTATGTTCACTACATTCTTGCAAAGTGCAACACGTACAGTAGTTGGTCAAGCTTCATTACCAGTATTAGTTGGTGCTTATATGGGCGATAGCGCAATCTTTACAGTAATGAAAGAAGGCTTGCAACTTAAGACTGGTGAAGTACCAGGTGGATTGCAAATATGGTTGACTGGCGTTGGTTACTTCGGTAGTGGCGTTGGTGACTTGCGTAGAGGCGGAGCTATTAATATTCTACAAAACTAAATCGAATATGACTGGTAGTGTTTAGACTACCAGTCAATGTCTAAAGGAAATAATATAATATGTCGGTACCATATCAACGAATATCAAATGCAACAGTAGTGGACATACAGTTCTACGATCCGGCAGCGGAACGCAGAGCGGCTGCACTACAAGTTGATTGGGCTCCTTACTTTAAAGTTGCTTCACAAGAGTGGCTATACAAGTTAGAGTTCGGCTGGTGGCAGAAATACTGCGACACAGTGTTGGGTGCTTACTATTATGCTAATCTGCCTAATGGACAATTGATTTCTAGTTTTAACCCTAGTCTATTAATTAAAAACGATCAAACATTAATTCGTTTAGATACGTTTGGAGCTATTCTTGTATTTTACGAGAGTTTAGTAACAGATGTATCTAATATGAATGAAGTAGATATGCAGAATTACGATTTTGCAAAAATGCGATGCGAGACTGAATGGACAAAGGCGTTGCAATTGATGAACTTCTATGATTTATATATGGATAATCCTCAAGGACCAACAACGAAATTGGAAGAGAATTGGACAGCAGACGTTGATTATTTCAATGGGGATAGGAGATATTTCTAATGGCAGCGGTAATACTAAATGCGCCAACAGTCAATACTACACAAATTATTGATGTGTTGAAACGAGACATTCCAAGAACTTGGAGTGTTCCGATTTATGACGATTTTCCCAGCGATGATGAGAAAGTTCGTTATGGCATTTATGTTAGTGATGTACATACAAATAGTAGAAATCCACATCAGTTAGCTATTCAATATTGTGGCGCAATATATCACGCATTTGATGTATTTGACGTAACATATATTAGCTACCAAGATGATCCATATAACCTAGATGTTAATGCTATTATTGCAAATCTAGTTACAGCATTGAAAGACGACGGACAACAATTGATGGAAGGCTATTTTGAAAGAAATTTCAATCAAGTCAGAACATATGGTCCTACACAAGCAGAGAAGCACGTTTGGACATTCGAATTAACACGCTTAGAATTTAATACATAACGCCAACATACAAGGAGACTATAATGGCAAGAATTACAGTAAACACAACAGGTACTCAACCAACATTATTGGTAAGTACAGACCTCATTAGCAATAGTGCTAACTGGGGTAACATAGCAAACACTCTATCAGTAACTTGCTTACAGGATGTAACAATCACTAACTCTACTGGAGTTTATTCTTATACAGATTTCTGCAACACAGATATGAATAAGCTTACAACACCAGCAGATAATGAGATTTCTGTAAATATGGTTATTGACGATACAGTATTCTTCGGCAATGCTGGAGCTACTGCTAACAGCGCATCATTTTATGGTGTATCACAGTTGAGTATTGATAAGCAACCATTACAATTTAAACTTGTAATGAATGGTGGCAATGCAACTGCGAACGCATATTATTATGCTGGTCAAGGCTTCATCAGCCAGCTTGCACCAACTGCAAGTCCTGATGCACCTGTTTGGATCACGCCAATGACTTTGGCTGTAAATGGTTCAATGAACACAGAGCAAAACCCTTAATCTTAACTGATATAGGAATATTAGGGAATACTCAAAAGGTATTCCCTTTTTTATTGAAAGAAACAAATGACGCAAGAACAAGTATGGTATAAGACAAGTGAAGAAAAACTACGTAGCTTAATCGCTGACGAAGCAAAGATGATGCCTATGTTAGACAATATGATGGCAACAATTAAACAACTAAAAGCAAAACAAGCGTTTAGATTAGCTCTACTAAATCAACTATTAGAAGAACTAAACGAAAACGAATAAATACATTACAATAATTTAAAAGGAATAACAAATGAAACTCTCACAGCTTACAGCAAAACCCCAACTAATCGACATTCACATTGATGACGAAGATACAATAAAAGAATTTGGTGAAGCCATCGAATTCTGGACTTGGGATCGTCAGCCTATGGACGTGTTTATGAAACTAGCCAGCGCAAGTGGACAAGATACTAGTGGTATCATTAGTGTTGTTCGTACATTGATATTAGATGAAAAAGGTAAAGAAATATTAAAAGATGATGCAATGCTACCTACACACGTATTGATGAAAGCAATTGCAAAGGTGACTGAACTATTGGGAAAGTAACGCAAGACAGTATTGATCCTAAAAGTGAAAAGATGGCACTGATACTGACGATTGATGGATTGGGTAAACGTTATGGAATGTTACCCAGCGAAGTATTATGTAGAAGTAATACGTTTGATTTGTATATAATGGATGCATCACTAACATTTGAAAATTATCATCATAAAAAACAAATGAACAATGGTAGAGAGCCCATCCCTGATTTTACAACAGACGAATTACAAGCTATGCTAGAAAAGAATAAGGAACAATAATGTCGATTACGCTAACTGTTACATTTAATAATACTCTAACAAAATCATTGAGTAGAATTAAACAAAAACTGCAAAAGCTTCCACAAGAAGCATACCAAGAATTTGTTAAAATAACACCTATAGCAAAAAAGAATGGTGGTAATGCAAAACGCAATACTAAATTAAAAGGTAAAACTATTACTGCCGATTATGGTTACGCAGAAGTATTAGATAAAGGCCGTCATATGACTAGACGAGGTATGCGTGGTAGTAAGCAAGCACCAGTGGGTATGAGTAAACCAACAACAGCATATATTAAAAAGCGTTTGGCGCAGATTGTAAAAGGAAAATAAAATGGCAGAGAATTTAGATGTAAATGTAAATGTAAATACAACCACTGCTCAACGTAATATTGATAATCTAAACAAAAGTGTTGCGGGTTTACAAAGTACTTTTGGTAAATTAAAAACAGCATTAGCAGGTCTTGCATTAGGAGCATTTACATCTGGTGCATTAAAAATGGCTGATGCTATCAGTGATTTAAGCGATGCAACTGGTATTGCTGTTGATAAGATAATGGGTTTTAGTAGTGCAGTAGCACAAAATGGTGGTGACGCGGATAAAGCTCAACAAAGTTTAAACAAATTTGTATTATCTATTGCTGAAGCCGCAGATGGCAGTGCCAAAGCACAGAATGCATTTGCTGATTTAGATATAACATTAAATGATTTAAAAGTATTAACAGAAGAACAGTTATTTGATAAGGCAATTAAAGGTCTATCACAGATAGATGATATATCTAAACGTGCTTCAATATCATCCGAATTGTTTGGTAAAGGTTTACGTGGAGTCAATTTAAAAGCTGTTGGCGCAGGATATGAAGCTGCCGCAAGTGGTAGTAAAGAATATGCAGATGCAATTAAAAGCGCGGCGGCAACACAACAACAATTAGAAGTTACATTAAACAAAACACGTATTGCATTACTAACTGCAATTAAACCATTACTTGATTTTGTAAATGGCTTAAATGTAAGTATTGATACCATTGTTAATGTTATTAAAGTAATGTTAGCATTAGGCACTGCTATTTTGGCTATCTCAGTATTTGGTAGAATTGTGCAAGTACTTGCAGGTGCGTTTACTCTATTAGCGGGTGCAGCCGAATCAGTTAGTGGGTTTATATTAACATTAAGTTTGCGCTTATCATCAATGGGTAGAGTTGGTGCTTTTATAAGTGATGTTTTAGCAAATATAGCTCTTGCCTTTAATAATTTAATTACAAGAGCACCAGTACTGGCTAAAGGTATTGAATATATAGGTACAGCATTACAGCCATTAGTGGGTTTGTTTGCGGCTGTAGGGGCAGGAGCGGCATTATTCTGGGATAAGATTAAAAATATTACTGGTATGGGTGGCGGTACAAATAAAATTGCTGAGGATATGGAGAAGCAAGCTGAAGCCGCACGTGAAGTAGAAGATGCGTTCAGAAAACAACAAAAAGCAATTGAGCAAGCTAGTATCGCATTTAAAAAACAAAACAATGAAATCATTGATAATATCAATTTAGAAAAATCATTTATTGGTCAAAGCGAAAATCATATTGAAATTATTAAAGCGCAAGAAGCAGTATATAAAAGAGCCGCTGATGAAACTGATAAGTTAAGAGTTGCAAGAGATGCATTAGGTAAAGATGAACAAAAACTTGTTTCAATATATGATGCTCAAATTGAAAAGATTAAAGAACAAACTAGTGTTGATATAGCACGTATTACAGCATCATTAAGTGGTTTACAAGACCTTAAGTTGCTTGAACAAGATAGATTAAACAATTTACAATTAATATCTGATGCAATGGAAAAGCAAAAGAATATTGCTGGTGTAACTAGCGGTGTCTATGGTGATATGCAGAAGAAGATTAATGATATTATGTTTGGTAAAGAGCAAAGAGGACGCTCTGTATTCGACCAGCAAAAACAAGAAATTCAAAGAAATATTCAGATTTTAGAATCAGATATGGCTGGCGCAATTATGGCTGCGTTTGAAACCGATGATGGTTTTAGTAATATTCAGCAAATGAATAGTGAGCTTGCCAAAATGTATGCATTAACTAATCAACTAAAACAAGCACAGTTGAGTGAGTTAGATGTTAGCCGTAGTTGGTCTGCTGGATGGCAAGATGCGTTTAGCAAATATATTGATGGTGCTACAAATGCCGCTACAATGGCTGGTGATGCATTTACTAGTATTACGCAAAATATGAATAGTGCAATTGATAATTTTGTTACAACAGGTAAGTTTAAATTTAGTGATTTTGCTCGTAGCATTATACAAGATTTAATTAAAATACAATTAAAAGCGGCAGCTAGTAAAATATTAGGTAGTGCATCAAATATGCTTGGTAGTTTTCTAGGCTCAGTACTTGGTTTTGCAAATGGTGGACAACCACCAGTAGGTAAGCCAAGTATTGTTGGTGAGAATGGACCTGAGTTGTTTGTACCAAAAACAGCAGGCACTATTATACCCAATGGTGGTAGTAGTGGTGCAGTACAAGGCAACACATACATTACAAACAACATCAGTGCTATCGATGCCAAATCAGTAGCACAACTGTTCGCAGAGAATCGCAGAACATTATTTGGGTCAGTGCAATTAGCACAAAAAGAATTAAGTTATGGTAGATAAGGAAATATAAATGGCAGGCTTACAAACAATATTAAACTACTGTAATGGACTAGCAATAGACCGTCGTAAAGTAGTTGGCATACAATATACACGTAATGAAATACCTCGTGTTAGTCAAACACCAACTAAAAACCCTTGGAAATTCACACTTGATATGCCAAACAGTTTTAAATACTATCAAGCAAGGGATTTAATGGAAGCATTAGATACATTAGATCGAACAACACCTGAAGTAGTTACGTTTAGTGATTTACCACAGTTAAGTTGGATCTTCAAATATCAGGGTGCAATGAGTGTAGGACAACTGAACACAATCACAGTAACAAGTTTTGTTGGCGATCAACTAACATTAAATGTAAGTGGTATAACTGCGGCAAGTGGTGCAATCATATTTAAACAAAACGATTTAATACAAATTGGTTCTACTGGAGTTTATCCATACCCATTCACAAGTACTACACAAGTATTGCGTGGTAGTGGATCAACAGTAATTGTTACTACAAGCAGACCAAACATATTAACTGGATCACTAACCGGATTAGGTATTATAGTTGGCAATACGTGTGAGTTTAATATGTTCTGCCCTAATATGCCTACATACAAACTTATAGTTGGGGGTCAAGCAATGAGTGGCAGTACTGTTGTTAACAATGCATTGTTAGAGTTTAGTGATAGTTTTAATCTATACGAATTTGTTGGAGATGCATAATGGATAATATCCCAGCAGTAGCCAATAACAAACCATTAGTAAATAATGCAGAGTTTGTAAAACTTACCATATACAATGAGTATGGCAACACAGCAAACAACAATGTTTATACATTCAGTAGTAGCTATCAATCTGAAACTATTGATGGAGATGTATATAGTCCATTAGGTGGATTACTTGCAGTTGGCGTGCAACAACGTGATATTCGTGTAACAAGCGCAGATACAAGTATTAGTTTAAGTGGCATTGATGGCAACAATATGTCTATTGTATTGGGTAGTTTAATACGTGGTAGTCAGTTAGAAATCACTAGAGGATTTTATGATAACAACTATAATCTTACAAGCAATGCTCATAGGTTTACTGGTATTGTTACCAACTATCAAATCAGTGAAGAACGTCAAGACCAAGACGACAACTTTACAATAACATTAAACGCAAGTAGTTTTAAAACTGTATTAGAAAATCGTATTGCTGGACGTAAAACAAATAGCGAAAGTTGGAAAGAATATAATCCTACTGATACAAGTATGGATCGTGTTCCTAGTTTAAGTGATAGAGCATTTGACTTTGGTAAGCCACCAGTGCAAGTTGCAACTACACAAAGTCAGGCACAAACAGATGCAAGTCAAATTGCACAAGATACAAATACAGATTATTCCAATGGTGGCACAGGGCTTTAACAAATGAAAATAAGATTAGCAAATAAATTCGACATACCTCAATTAATGGAAATGTTGCGTCATTACAGAGACAGTGGTACAATAAAAGGACTAACTGTTGAGAGTGAAGAAACAGCATTAAAAATACTAACAGCAATTGTTGTTGGACTAGGTGTTGCATTCGTCAGTGAAAAAGATAATAAATTAACTGGTATGTTGTTAGCAATAAAAAGCCCATTTATGTGGGATGCAAACAAACTTATAATGAGTGAGATTGCTTATTGGGTAGAAAAAGAATATCGTGGTTCAACTGCAGGTTATAGATTACTTGCAAAGTATGTTGAGCATTGTGATGAATTAAAAGACAATGGCGTTATTGTAAATTATACAATGAGCCAAATGGAAGGTCAAAAACTAGATTACAGTAGATTTGGTCTGAAGCCTATAGAAACAACTTGGAGTATTTGAGATGCCAGTATTTACAGCAGCCGCGGCAGCGATAGGAAGCTTCTTTGCAGGAATTACAATAAGCAGTGTAGCCGCATTTGCCGTTCGCACATTAGTAACGATTGGTATTAGTAAGTTAGTTGCTAATCGTGCAAATAAAACTGGCGCTGGAGCACAAGACGTCGGATCACGTGTTCAATTAGGCCCAGCAACAAACAATAAACTTTCAGTAAGTTATGGTAGTGCTTTTCTAGCACCTACAGTCACAGACGCTAAGATTACAACAGACCAAAAAACAATGTATTATGTTTTTACTTTGTGTGAAGCTAGTAGTGGTACAATGAGTTTTGGTAAAATCTTTTGGAATGGCAAAGAAGTTACATTGGGAGCCGGTGATTATAGCGGCGTTAATAAAGTTGTAAGTTTAACAACAAATGCAACAACACCACAAGTAGATACAACAATTAATGGTTATGCTTGGATATATCAGTTTAATAATGGTTCAAGTAGTGGTGTGAATACAGGTGGCACAACTGCCATTACAATACTGTCTGATGCTAGTATCCCAGTTGCAGATAGATGGACTGCAACAGATTTGATGAGTGATACTTGTTTTATAGTTGTAAAAGTAATTTATAACAAAGATGTACAAGATGCTCAACAAATGCCACGACTAAGCGTTCAATTGACTAATACATTGACTAAACCCGGTGATGTGTTACTTGATTATATGACTGATGTACAATATGGTTGTGCTATTGATGTAGCAAATATTGATACAGCAAGTTTGACTGCACTGAACGTATACAGCGATCAAACAATTACATATGTACCCGTTGGTGGCGGTAGTGCTACACAACCAAGATATCGTATTGATGGTCCAGTCAATACAGGTGATAACTGTTTAAGTAATCTACAACAGTTGGTTGATGCTTGTGATAGTTGGCTACAATACAGCGAACTAACTGGTCAATGGACTATTGTAATGAACAAGCCATACAGTGGTGTATTAGGTGATTTGTACAGTGTTGATAGTAGTGTATTGATTGGTGGTATTGATATCAATCCAATTGACTTAAATCAAACATACAATAGTTTAGAAGTGCAGTATCCAAATGCAAATATCAATGACCAAACTGATTACAAAGTAGTTGATTTAACAACAGTTGGCACTGCTTGGTATGATCCAAGCTTATTAAGTCCTAACGAACCAGATAATAGGTTAACTATACAATATCCACAAATCAACAACTACATTCGTGCAGTATATTTGGGTGTGCGTAGATTGTTACAGTCACGTGAAGATTTAACTATTGTTTGTAATTTAGATTACAGTGGCATACAAGTTGTTGCCGGTGATGTTGTGCGTGTTACATTAGCAGAATATGGATGGACAGATAAACTATTCCGTGTAAGTCAAGTGCAAGAAACTAAAACAAGTGATGGATTCTTAGGTGCAAGGATTACAGCGTTTGAATACAATGGCACAATATACAATGATAACGCATTAGAAGATTTTATACCAGAAGCGAATACAGGATTGAGTGATCCTAATGTTTTTGATAAGCCAAGCACACCAATTATAACAAACGGCCCGGTAGCAAATAGTGCTATTAATTATTTTACAGTTAGTAGTAATGTTCCTGCAGTTGGCTCAACATTGTATATGGATTTTAATTATGGTAATACAAGTAATGTATCAACACATAAATCTTATAGCAGTGTTCAAACTGGTGATGGAACATTATACAGTGCAAATTCCACAGTAACAATTAATGTTGCTGATTTAAATCCTGGCACATATTATTGGTCAAGCACTGCACGTAATGATTTAGCAGGTAGACAAAGTAATAGTAGTGCATCATTCAATTGGGTAGGCCCTAGCGTAACTCCCTTTGATCCAGCTGGTAATGTTGGCGGTATTACTTATGATGATATGCAACCTAATGGCGCCGGCTTCTTGGCATATTGGACTTTTGATCCACGCCCCGAAGGTGGCGGGCCACCAGTACTAGTTACAAGTACAAGTCAAAGAAATAGACCTTTAATATTTCCTGGTACAACAGTTAGCCCAACAATTATCTTTCCTTGGTATCAAGGTACTGGTACTGGTAGTACTGGTGAATGGACTCCTGGATCTTCACAATCTCAATTAATAACAGAAGGGACTGACGGATGGTATAAAGCTATCTATGTAGATTTAAGTTCAGATAATTTACTGGGAAATGAAATTGGACAATTATGGGGCACATTAGGTTTTTTAGGTGACGTAAATAATATACAATATCAGATTTGTAGATATGCTATTTTTAATTCAATTCCTAGCCAAATAATATTACAAACTAGAACATTACAAACTTATTTTACTGGTTTTATGGAACCATACCCTACTCATATTACCATAAGTGATTGGTCTGGAGGATCAGATGAGGGAATATATCAATGGGGTTATGCAATACGAAATTTAACTCTTGGCTCAAACTTAACGTTGTTTCACGGATCATTAACAGTTAAACAACAAAAACTAAATCCTTAAGGATAAATTAAATGACTTTCACATATATCGTTCCTTACGCTGAAGAAGCAGGTAATGTTTCTAATACAGCAAATATTACAATCAACAATGCTAACGTTACAAATAACGCTAACGTTGGTAATACATTAACCACAAGCAATTTAACTGCATCTGGTAATGTATCATTTACTGGAGCTAATGTATCATTAGGTAATGTAAGTAATTTACATATTACTGGTGGCACGGCAAATTATTTCTTGCAGACAAATGGTGCTGGTAACTTAGTATGGGCGGCAGTTACAAGCGGCAATACTAGCAATATTAGCAATGGTACAAGTAATGTAAGTATTGCAACAAGTAATGGTAATATTACAATGAGCGTGAATGGTACAAGCAACGTTGTTGTAGTATCAAGCACAAGTGCAAATGTTAGTGGTAATATCAATGCATCAAATGCTAATTTAGGTAATTTAGTAACAGCAAATTTCTATTCAGGTAATGGTAGTTTGTTAACTGGTATCAATGGGGCAAACGTAAGTAGTGTAGCCAATGCAAACTATGCAAATTTTGCTGGCACATTAATAAATGGCAATAGTAATATTACTATTCAAGCTAATAGCAATGTATCAATTAGTGTAGGTGGCACTAGCAATGTTATTGTAGCAACTACAACTGGTGCTAACATTAATGGAACATTAAATGTTAGTGCCAATATTACTAGTAGTAATGCTAATTTAGGTAATTTAGCTACGGCAAACTATTATACTGGGACATTAATTACCAATGTTCAACCTAATATAACATCATTAGGTACACTAACTGGATTGAGGGTTAATGGTACTGCAAATTTAAATGGAATTACTAATTTTACAAACAATGCAAACTTCACTGGATCAAATACTTATATTTCAAATGTAGCTAATTTACGCATACCAGGTGGGACTAATGGTTATTTTTTACAGACGGACGGTGCAGGTAATTTAAATTGGGTTAATGGTACTACTACTGGTAATGGTGTTGTAGGTGGTAGCAATACACAGGTTCAATATAATAATGCAGGAAACTTTGGTGGTAGTGCGGGATTAACATTCAATAGCACATCTAATACTTTGACTACCGTTAATTTAGTAGTTACAGGTAATCTTACTGCTAATACACTGACCTCATCATCTAATATTTTTATAACAAATGGACAATTTATAAATGTTTATCCTTATTTAACAACTATAAATGTAGATGTTTTAGATGGAACAGTAATATATAATTCAAATGCATATATAGGTTCAAATACTGCTAACACAAATATTAATCTTGCAATGTTTTTGAATGTTAGAGGAAATTCTACTACAACGTTAAATTCATTGATGAATGTTGGGGATAAAATAACTATTATATTTAATCAAAAACTTACAAACCCCACAGCGGTCGGAGGTCCGTGGGAGCTGAGGGGAAATGTTATATCAGGATCTAATATTCAAATAGATGGAAGTAATGTTCAAATTGTCGATGGCGCCGCTAATAGAACAAGTGTGGATAACTCGGATATATATTTGTTAAATTATGGTAATATACTTATTTCTCCTTCAATAAATTCAGGCTCATCAACCTATGCTAGATTTGGAGTTACTATATATAAAACTGCCAGTACTCCTAGATGGAGTGGTTATTGGACTCCTGTTGCTTTCTAATCATACCAGCATAAATACATTATCACACACGAAACATAGCGAGGTAGTTATGTTTCGTTAGATGCGAGACAGCAGAGGAAAACAAATGGCAAAATTCACGCAAGCCACACTCAATCAAGTGGCAGGTTTTGACGCACAAGTATTAGCACAGAACTTAATATACGATCAAAAAGATTTTTGGAACTTTGAATGGAGTACAGTTACAAGTTATACTAGTGGTTGGCAAACTGCAACAACACCAGTAGATTTAACTGGTGCTACTATCAATGCACAAATCGTTCGTAGAGCAATAGTAGATTACCAAGATAGCAGAACTGGCATAGATTTTAAAATCTATGATTATCCATTAGTTCCTCTCATCACAACAATCACAAGTGCAGAAACCACAAATGATACATTTACTTGCACAAGTACTGCCGATCTATTTGTCGATCAGCCAGTTCAGTTTGTTGGAAGTGTATTTGGTGGTGTTGCAATCAATACAACATACTATGTAAAAACAATTATAACTGAAACTACATTTACAATCAGTGCTACACAGGGTGGCGGTATATTTAACTTAACTACTGCTAGTGGCACAATGCGTATGAATCGTGTTGCTCCAACTCCAATAGTGTTGCCTATATCAAACGTAGTTAATGCCGCAGGCACTTTCACATTGACTGTTGATGATGATACTTGGGACTTGATTGCAGGTGATCCTGATTTAGATATCAGTGCCGCAGAACCAGCTTGTTTCACAGGTAGAATTAAGATTAGTTTTCCCGCAGTTGGAACACAACCAGCATATGACCAAGCAGTATTCTTATTGTTCTTGGTAAATTCAGATGGGGTAATCAACTACTAATATGGCTAATCAAGTAATCGTAACAAACAC